GTTCATCGCCAAACTGCACAGTAAGATGAACAAGCCTGCCAGTAGACATGGTGCGAGAGCCGTCACCAGAGTAAGTACAAATGATGTACGTGCTGACATGTTGATAACAATACCCGGATTTGGACCGGAACTGGTCGATAAGTTGTTAGAAAGGTGCGGCTCGATTGAAGAAATGCTCTTCCCCGAATCACTTAAACAGGTAAAGGGAATGGGCACCACTCTGCGTCAAAGACTGATTGATGTATTGACATCAGAGGAACCAGTGAAAGTCCAAAAGACATACAATAAGAGAGGGAAAGGAAATGATGGACCACAGAGCAGATAAGTATGAATGCGTACAGAAGTATCCTATTTTGAAGGGTTATCTTGAACACTTCAATCAGGTGAGTAAGAACAACGAGATACCCGGACTCATCTCATTCTTTTTCATTCTAGGTCAGGCTGCTGTACCCTTTGTCAGAGTACCTGTAGGTGGTAGCAATCTTGACCCAAGAGTAAGTATATTCTGGATTCAAGACACAAGGACTGGTAAATCAGCAGCGTATCAAATCATACAGAAGGTGCTTGAAGCAGCGGGTATGGAAAGTAATGATTACAACTCAGGTAACGACGCTGCTTTGGTAGGTACACTGATACCGGACCCTGAATCAGAAGACAGTAAGAATCCTGACATGATTGTGAAAGAAGGTATACTCGCAGGTCGAAAGGGTTTGAACTTTGATGAGGGAAGCGTGATACTCAAGACAGGTCAGCACAACGAGAACACAACACTGTTCTTGCAGTCCGCTTTGAACTCAGCAGGTACTGGACGTAACATACTCACCAAGCACATGGCCAGAGACAGTTTCACTGTCAAGTCAGAAGTGTCTTTGTGGATTACAACTTATCCGCCCAAAGGTATCAAAGAGCACGTTCTTGACAAGGGTATCTTTCAACGTGTACTGACTTACTGGAGGAACTGGACTCTTGAGATGAAGAGAGAAATCAATCACATGCTGGCTGAATCAGTTTATCATCAAGCGAACTTGGAGATGTCCTTTGAAGAGGTTGTTGAATTCTTCACAGATATACAAAGAGCGTTGAAAAGAAGGGTGCTTGAGTTGGCTGATATACCGCCCATGGAATGGGACGAGATGCACAGTGATGACCAAGAGGCTGTTGTCATGGGGCTCATGCATCAGATGTTTACACCAGATGATGCTTATGTACCCGCTTTGATTGCCGCCATTGACGAATACTACAACGTCGTCGAAGTCATGAGTCCTGACAAGCAAGGTATCTGTGCCTCGTTTATCATGGGTCTTCAAAACTATACCAACGTCATCGCTCATCACATGGCCATGATAGAAGGTACTTGGGTCGTAAGAGGTGACCACGTCGACATGGCTAAGGAGATACTACTAGACTTGTATGACAATCTCATTCAATGGCTTGAATCCGAGGTCAACATCGGAGCAGGTGCTAGTGAAAAGAAGAAGATGGAGAAGATGTGGGTCGATGCATTCAAGCAATGTGAACTCTTTGACTTCGATGACCATCGTGGACAAGGATGGGCTAAGAAGAAAGAAGTCATGGAAGTGTTTGGAAAGTTAGCCAACTTCAACAGTCATGCCAGCGTGAACAACAAATTCAACATGTACGCTGGTGAAATCTTCAAAGACACAAGAGAGGGGGTCAGGATATACATCAAGATAAGAGATGACTATGTGATTCCCAAGGGGGTCAAGAAGTGAGTGCCGAATGTGTGATATGTAGTTCGGTGATAGGAGACAACATAGGAGGCTTTTATGTTGGCCAGCATCATAAGAATGCAGTTTATATCTGTGAATGGTGTAAAATGTGCATGGAGGACATACTATGAATAAGATGCTCGCCTTGGATATCGAGACATCTAACTTCTCTCATGAGATAGGAGGATGGGGTCAAACGCACTTGTTTGAACCAACTGTCGTCGCTACATGGGATGGAGAAACAGGTACAGTTTACTCTAACGAATCAGTGTCTAAATACTTACCAGAAGGAACGGTTGTGAAAAAGATGCATCCTAAGATTCTAGGCGATGACCTTGCAAAGCATGTTTCAGATGGCGGGCTAGTGCTCGGTCATAATCTAAAGAAGTTTGACTTACCAATCTTACGTGATTCGCTTGATTGCTGGACAGCAGGTGATATCATGGCGAAGTCGGAAGAGCAAGTATTCGACACCTCGGTTCTTCTAAAATCTATTACGGGTCATGCAGTGCCTCTGTCAGATGCTTGTTATCATACGTTAGGAAAGGGTAAACTTATGAACAGTCACGATGCCCCAGTGGAGTGGAGGAAAGGTAACTACGACAAGGTTGCTGAATACTGCCTAAAAGATGCCGAATTAGTTTACGAACTTTGGAAGCATGGATTGGAAGAGGGAATTGTGAAAGCACGATGCAGAAGTACGGGCGAAGTAAAGGAGTATGAGGTGGACTGGTGATTTGCGAAATCTGTAACACTTCTTCTCCAGAAGGCATGAGATGTGCCAAGTACACAACTTGCTTCAAATGCATAGACAAATTAATTGATACTTATTTTTACGAAAGAGTTAGTAAGAGAGGGATAAAAAATGAACGAAAACGAAAGTAATACGAGTGCAGTAGTGCACAATATTAGAGCAGCCAAAAGAGCAGTAACGACCGTAAAGACCACACTTGGTCCGATGGGTATGGATAAAATGATGGTAGATGCCGGAGGCAACGTCATCGTCACAAACGACGGTGCAACTATCCTCCAAGAACTAGACATCACGCATCCTGCCGCTAAGATGGTCGTTGAAGCAGCGAACACCCAAGAAAATATCTGTTACGACGGTACGACCAGTACAGTTGTACTTGCAGGTGAGTTACTTGGTAACAGCGAACTCTTGTTTAACAAGGGTCTTCATGCCAACATCATCTGTCGAGGTTACAGAAAGGCATCGAAGTGGGCAACTGAACACATCAATACGTTGACAACCCCAGCCAAGAAACATCTTGCAAATGTTGCCAAGACATCAATCACTGGTAAAGCCTTAGAATCAAGCATGGAACATGTCAGTGGTCTTTGTGTAGAGGCTGTTGAAAAAGCAGGCGGCGAGTTTGAAAGAATCCGTGTACTGTGTCAGCCCGGTGGTAGTCTGGATGATTCTTCATGTTTCTCCGGTGTAGTGTTGCACAAGGAGTTCATGCTCCCTGCCATGCCTCTCCAACCTACAGGTAAGGCTATCTTACTTAACACAGGTCTTGGAGATACCAAAAGTGATGACAACGTGCAATTGTCTTTGTCATCAGCCACTGAATATCAACAGTACAAAAAACAAAGCGGTCGTGAGCAATGGATAGAAAAGGCACAATCAATCATAAGCATGCTACCTGACGGCGGTGTAGTATTTGTTAGAGACAGCGTCAACGAAGTCGTTGCAGCAACTCTGGCTCGTGAAGAAATCTCACTCGTACATAGACTTCCTGAAAGTGACATGACAGCGTTGGCCAAACTACTGAACACCTCTGTATGTCACAGCACAGATGATTTAGTAGAAGCCGTCGATTGTGATGTCGAATGTAAGCAAATTGGTGACATGAAGTATGTCGTTGTCAAAGGTGACGGAGAAGTAACTACACTTATTCTACGAGGTGCTACTAAGCAAACCCTCGATGAGACTGAGCGTGGATTTGAAGATGCACTCGGCGTAGTGTGCCTTGCTTACAGTAGTGGTGAAGTTGTAGCAGGTGGAGGCTCTGCCTATCTCAACGCAGCCCTCTATCTTCGCTCAAGAGCAGCAGAGGCTGGCGGTAGAGAGCAAATGGCTATTGATGCCTTTGCTGACGCACTAGAATCAATCCCAGCCACTATCGCTGAGAACGCTGGTCATGACCCACTTGATACCATACTGACACTCAGGAATGAGCACAAGGCTGGTAATACAGACAGTGGGCCTGACATTGAGAATGGCGGTGCTCATTCGATGAAAGCCGAAAACGTATACGAGCCTCTGGAACTTGTTCGACAAGCGATTATATCTGCGAGTGAAGTAACCATCAGTATTCTTCGTATCGATGACATCATCGGCAAGAAAAGCGATTAATCACTTAGCCTTCTTTAGAAGATAACGTGAGAAGCGACCACCTGACCTTTTTGACAAAGGCTCTCTTCTTCGCTTACGCTCTCCCTTGAATCCAAGTTGTCCGTGAAAGCGAACATAATCGCAGTAAGAGCACTGGTGTAAAACAGCAGGCTCACCGCTAACATAACGACCAGATATCGACAGTGGTAGAGAAATGCGGTTACAGTTCTCGCATCTCTGTTTAAGCGTGTCGATAAGTTTACCCATCAACTCACCGTATGCAAGTCTACCTTGTGCCAATTAGCACCATCGTAAATGAATTTACCATATTCATTGATAGCAACATCTACGTTGATTTTTGTATCTGTACTATGGCCACCTGATGTCGAATCAAAGTGAAGAGTGTGACTTCCTGCTTTATGGTAAATCTCAACGATATGACCTGCTGGGAAAGCACCTGTTGGATTTATTGTCCTAGCCGCATCAGTGGTCACTATCCAAACATTACCTTCGTCGAAAGTAAACGTAACATTAGCACTTGTCGTAATAACTTCTAATCTGTTAGGTCCTAATACGTGGGTATTGGTTACAGGTGTAGTGTTGAGGTCTCTTGGTAAAGCAGCGTAAATCAGAGCATGCTTGTTACCACTCACGTCTTCCATGTGACTTTGCCACAACGCACCGAATACACTTCCTGCCAAGTCTCCGTTTTCTGGAGAGGCGAAGAAAGCATCAAGGTCAGCAGCAGAATCAATTGAGTTAGCAGCATCTACGTTGTTGATACCACCTTTGGTCATAGGAGTTAGATACATGGGTGTGTTACGGATGTATGTCCTTCTGTCATGGATAGTAGGTGTGCTATTAAGAGAAGAAGTGACGCTACCTGCTCCACCAGTCATAGTATATCTTACTACGGCCAGTACGGTGGTTTGGTGATTCAAATCTGTATTCGTACCAATGCTTGGTGAGGAAAGAAATCGGTTAGGGATAAGAGGTGTACCGCTTGTCGGTGCGACTGGTGTTCCCATTTCGTAAACCAAATGGGCTTCTGGTGTGCCTCTTCCAGCGATAAATACAGTAACAAATACATCGCTGTTTGAAGCAGGTACGCTTGGCAAGTCGCCACTATGACTCGCACCGCCACCTGTTGTTCCTACGACGAAAGTCTCACTTGAGCCGGGACCGTTAGCAAACTTGTAGAGTACACCGTCGAGTACGCAATATCCGCCGTATACTTTCAATTCACCTTGCGAAGAACCTACTTCGATAAAACCGGGAGTAGCGGCAATAATACTGTTGCGGAGGCTGTCACCTTTGGCTCCGTCTCCTAGCCTCAGTATACCGTTACCGTGCAATCCTTCATACAAATTAGTAAGGCTCGGTGAAGTTAGGCTATCGCCGTCTCTCAGTCCTAATGAGTTAGTACCCATGGCCGTTGCGCTCGTGTGTCCTGCTTTTGGATTGGTCATATTGTCACCTCAATAAGTGCGGAGAACAGTATCTCGTTGTTGGTCGTCTTAGTGATAGCATTGTAAGTGTATCGCATAAAATCAGTGGTATCAGTAGAGTCTGATGGGTTCTTGTATCTTACTACAACTTCTCTCAACGGCTTGTTAAACGTAGTATCTAGTGCTAATTTTGCCTCAACAAACAGCGAATTATCATCTACAACCCTCACCGAGGGCGTAACAACTATAGCCGGATTCCCAATACCGCCGTCCTGTTGCGTAGCAATCGTACCGTCAAACCCGAATACGACTTCGTTTATTCTATCTTTCAAGGTATTTATCAAAAATCTAGTTCCTTCATCTAATATTGGCATCTAACCCCTCCTACTTCTCAAGTAAGAACTTTGACCAGTACCGATTGTCAAGTAGTTGTTATTTGTTTCTGGCACTGTTGCAGTTGAGAGTATGAACAATTCATCGTTATTGCTGACAGGATGCACACTAGCCGTCTTAATAACTACGGTAGTAGCACCGACTGATGCAGCGTGTATATGACCTAACTTGTTACCATTCTCAGTATACACTGCTTGATTATCAGTAGTGAATATAGTCGTGGCATTTACACCATCGACAGTGAAAGAAGTAGTACCGATTGCGTGTCCACTACCATTGTTGATTAACACGCCAGTATTTTGTAGTAGTAGTTTACCGTTGATAGCACTTCTTCTTGGTATACCTAGAGTATGACCTTTACCTTTGTTGATGTCTACTCTCTCAGCGATTTCCCAAGATACTTTCATTTTGAATCCAAAGGCGGTGCTGAACTCTTCAACCTTGAACTGTCTGTTTCTGTCAAGGTTTGCTTCAAGGCTACCACTGATATCCACTTCTTGGAAACGCTGTAACACGTCTTCAAGAGTGACATCAACTGAGTTGACATGTAAATCACTTGTCCTCTCTACTAGATTGTGCTTTGCACCGAGTACGACATACCTTTCGTTCTCAACTCTTGAACGGTAAGATACCATGTCACCCGGATGCATTTGTGTACTCATGACCACATCTCTCATTTTACGAGAGCCAGTTGCGTTCTTGGCCATCTTGAGCATGCGTCTACCTATCAATCTGGCACTTGCCTTTGTCACGGCTGTAGGTGCGAAGATACCACCCGGTACTTCATTGACACTGTCTGCTTGTGAACCAAAGTCGTCAACCTGTACAGCGTTGTCATCGTTGTTGGCTCTTGCTTGTCCTCTCACGATAACACGGTTAGGAACAGACTCATTGGAGTCGGTATCGATACCGCCTGTTATTTTGTTCTCTGTAAGGAGATATTCACGCTCGATTTGATTCTGAGGGAAGTAACAAATGTTACCGTATCTGTCATTTCTAGGCCCGTAACCATCATGCTTTGCCAAGAACCTTAGTGCACTCGATGCTTCTACTCCAAGGAAGTCTTGTGCTACAAAGGTACCACTAGGTGATTTAGCCTTGACACCACTCAATGAGTTCTGAGTTCCTTTTGATACCTTGATAGCAAGGTCACTTGTTCTCAGTCCAACGCCTAGTTTCTGTGCAAATCTTACCGTCTTATCAGTAAATCCTATCTCAGGTAAAGATTTACCTTTCATGTTTTCAAGCCCATATCTTGTACCTTTATTCGCTGTTTTGATTTCTGATACAATCAATGACTGATTTCTGTCGTCAGAAGCAACGATTAGTGGAGGAAGGGTGCTGGAAGTTGTAACCTTATCAGTGTCATAAAACAGTGCGCCTTCGTAGGTCATACTGTCTGTAGGATTGTGCATGAGTTTGATGGTGTCGTTCTCTTCGATGAGTTTGTAACGCTTCTCGGTAGTCGGTACGAAGTCTGTATTGGTAGGCTTATTGACAGCAAAGCCGCCTGATACTTTGGTGTACTCACCGTGTCGAACAGCGTTATCGACAAACCGTGGCTTACGCACTCGCTTCATCACAGCGTTCTGGTCAGCGTCAAAGCGACCAGTTGCGAGATTCTTACCTAGTGCCATACTCACTCTCCCCTGTAAGGCTCTGCTAAATGTGCTCCTTGTTCTAACATCATCTGATTAGCATCTTCCCAATCGATTTCATCATGTATTCTAGGGTCAAAGGGACTTACGTTATGATTACTGTCCAGCCACTCTCCGGCTTCTTTGAGTTGAGGAACAGTATATCTTTTGTGTACATCTTTATCTCTTCTAAATACATGATATGGTTTAATCAAATAAGGCTGTGCTGAATCACCATAACGCATGTCAGTATCGTAGCCAAGAAAAGGAACCCATTGACCTGCTCGTGGCTCACCTTCTTCATACTCAGTCTGCCCTGTTTCAAAATTGTATGCCGAGCCTCCGCCACTTCGTTGATAAAACGGTATTTTTCTTTCTCCTTTTGAAGACTTTATTGTGACTATGCCAAAAGGTTCTTGACTTAGACTGTAACCTAAGAAGTCAAACTTGTGTGACTGGGATTGCTTTAACACCAACCAAGCCTCATCTATCGGTGTCATGTTCACTCCCCACTATGGTCTCCAGTATTATAAGATGCATCCCCGTCGCTGCCCTTTGGATGCAGCGTCTGGCTGAATCTTGGCTGTACTTCGTAGTCACCTTCTTCGTCGTCTACTGAGCGGCGACTTGCATCGGCTCGGAAGTGCTCAAGCGTGTTTTCACTCATGACCATCCTAGCGACAGGGGAACGAATGTCAGTCTTATCATAACCTGTCACGTCAACTCCGGGTATGTTAGGACCTTGACTAACTGGTACAGTTGTTCCAAAGTCAGGGTCAACTGTATAGACAGGGGCGTAAGGTGGACTACTTGGAGTACCTGTTCTTGCACTTGGAGCATCGCTTGTAAACATACCATATTTACCGCCAGAAGTAGCCCTGTAAAAGTTTGAATCTTCTTGAGGGCTACTACCTTTCAATGCCACATAAGGTCTGAACATCTGACTGTGCTTGTAATCAAGTCCGAATGCAGGTCGATACAAGAATTGTATGCTACTGTCAGTATAATTAATATTCTCTAATGTAGGGTCGTGGTCCTTATCCTGATAAGGATTTGAACTGGATATTTTATCCCTACTAAGAGTAATATTATACTTGGTAGATAAGTAATCTTCAACTGCCTTTCTTTCCTGAACTGTCAAAGCACGGTTGTACTGTATAACCTCACCCAGTTGGCCGGTCAATTGGTAACTAGGTCCATTACCGATATCATAGTCATCATCAGGTGACTTATGATAGGCAGCGTTCAAATCTCCTGCATAAGTACCAGTCACTGATGATATAACACCGTTATGGAAGAGTTTCTTAGAAGCAGTTGCTCCTGCGCCGTCACCACCTGATAATATGAACGAAGTAATGGCAGGCGTATTAGCGACTAAACTGTTAGTAGGTGTATTCTGAGTAGTCAATGTAGGGCTACTTCCACCTGTCCCTGTTCTCATCTGATACATATCATTGTTACCAGCGTTACTGGTAGTAACTGCTCTAAAGACAAATCCTTTGTTAGCGTTTGCTCCTGCTCCAGTATTTTCAATTATTGTGTGATGAGTATTGTCATCACTGTTAACTGTAGATACTACAAACAGGGTAAACTGATTTGTGTTAAGTGTAGAGGAATAAGCCAATTCTAATTTGTCATTACCGTCAAAAGAAAGATATGGTTGATTATTCCAATCAGCGTCATTTGTTTTAAAAGTCGGCTTTGCACTTCCTGTTGCTTGGGTAAAGTTGTGACCGTTAGTAGACAAGTCCTTCCAAGCAGAAACTGCATCGTTATTGCTCAAATCCAGACTATCTGCTTTGAGCCAAAGTGCTAACCCACTCAATGGGATTTCAGCGTGACCCCATCCAGTAACATCAAGGTTACCGTCATGCTTGCTCCAATCCATGACGTATGTACCTCCGAGCGGCCACATAGCATGAGCGTTAGAGTGCTTGACAACACCAGTAACAGGTTGTGCACTCCAATCTAATCCAGTCATATCCAAGTCTTTGAGAGTACGACTACCTGAATTGTAAGCACCCCTGATGTTTGTTCTTTGACCTACCTCTCTGTCAGTGTGTAAACTGGCTGCTTCGGTAGACATGACAACGTACTCTCGGCTTACACCATCGTTTAATTCAGCAATAGTGTCTACGTCGAGACCAAGTCTGACATCATCTCTTGATACAGGTTCAGCACCTCTTGTATCAGCATTTACTGTCTCCAGTCCTTCACCGACATGAGCACTCGGTTTGAGCAATCCATCTTCGCTGTTGAGGTCAACTCTGTCACTGATACCTCTTTCGATTTCACCTGCTTGTAGCACTTCGTTGCTCGGTCGAACTAACCCTTGTCCAAACACAGGCTCTGCTGTGCTGTGAGACAATACTAATCCAGTAGCGTCGTGGTTTTCACTGACATCCATAAGTAGACTCTCGTTGAAAACAGTTGGCCAGCGTACACCTCGACCATCTCCCCTGTCACCTACACGAAGCATACTCGCTGGGTTAAACCAGTCTGCGGTGCCCATGTTTGTCTCACCGTTGTTGGTAGTGTTAGTAACGCCACTATACCTGTCTGTGCCGTCACCACCGAACAAGTCATTAGCGGCTGGTCGATGAGTGATGTTTGTGTCAGCGTAGGCGTCTTCTGGGTCCCAAGAAGGTCTGAGGCCAAAGCCACGAACAGGGAAACGCCTGACATCTTCGCCACGAGTGTTACCCCACCAGTCAACCATGTAGTATCGCTGAGCCTGTGCTAAATCTTCGACTGCTCTTCCAGTATTGTCGTTGGGGAACAAACGTGTTACTGTAGAGGCATTCCTCAGAGTGCGAACAGCGCACCCGTAAGTTCCAGTCATTCTCCTACCGTCACTGTATCTTACTTGACGACCAAGTTGGTCTTGTCCTAGTAGGCTTGAAACTTGTGTGATTCTTTCCAATATACCAACGTACATGGCATCGAAGTCTTGGTCTGACTGAGAGCCAGTGTCAGTACCGACATAGTCCCAACCGTTTGTTTTGGAATCGTGCTGGATAAGAGGACCATGGTAATATCCGAGTAACGCATTACTGTTGGCTACTTCTAACCAGCCTCTGACATAAGGTGACCATCTTGGTCGATTGTAAACTTGCCTTACACTCATTCGATATCCGAAGCATCTGTTTCTATCACTAGGTAAAGACAACGTAGCGATACCCGTCGAATCCTGATAAGTCTCGCAATCCATACCATACGTGTCACTACCCCATCCGATGAGTGCGTGTCCATAAGTTTCTAATCGACTAATAGCCCCTCCACCATGACTGCCTCCCGGCCATAGGCCAGCGAAGTTGTATTTGTTGGAGCCAACTGTACCACCTTGGTGACTCAATGTACCAGAGCCGTCAACGAGTGCATCTATTTCGGAAGCGGTGTAAACAGAACCATCGTGGTTTAGAGCAGTGCCGCCATTGTTATCGTGGTCATGGGGCGGTGCTACCCATTTCATAGCCAATCCAAATGGACCTTTACTGGCTACATAATTGAAATCTTGGTAGTGAATAGTTTCAAAGTGTTCAGGTACGTGATTATACGGCTTTTTATCTTGAGGAGTATCTGCTGCTCCGTTGGCTGTGTAGAAGTTCCTTGTTCCGCCATCAGCGGTATCGCTGTACCAAGTGAATGGTCTTCCTAAGTTGGGATGCCACATGCAGAGGAAAGCGTCAGGTACGTGTAAGGAATTGGTATCACGAGTACCGTTAGCAAACTGAGGTAGATTTCTTGTCATGATACTTGTCCCTGAATTACTAAATACAGCATCAGAACTTTCATTGTCATAAGGTCGAGTTAGTTTCAGTATCGTTGTACCATTAGACAAGTTAGACCAGAAGTCTGCATCGGCAGATACACCTGAGAACTTTGTACTCTCTCCCAAAGTAGCGTGAGCGAGCGTTCCTGTACGATTGGTATAGGTAGCAGTGTACCTTACACCGTGCTTTGTGTACTCCAGATTTTCTCCATAGTAAGGTTTGACAGGGAACAAGTCTGCGTTATCCACAGTTATTTCGTTACTGCCATTGTTAGCGAGAACAACGCAATTCGGATTCAGGCTTCTGATTCTTTTGTGAGGCTCATATATGTCAAGGAATGTCGTCGGGTAGCCCGCTAGAGTCAATTGAGCACCTATGCATCCGTATGACACTCTACAGAACTCGTAGTAGTTGTCGGGCTTGTGCCATTCCAGATGTCTGAACTTCTGAGCAGCACTGGCATCAGCACCGTCTTTATGCAGTATGCCCCACCAAGGTACTGTGAGTGTACGTCCGGGCGTAGCACTTTGGAACATGCCGGGTCGATAAGGTAAACTTCTTCTTGTAAACGATGGACTTGAACTCTCCTGTACACCAAGAGGATTGTATAATGCAAGTGGAGGCAAGTTCGTGAACTGACTGTTAGCGTCAGGGTCTATGTCAAGTATGACTTCGTTAAGTATAATTTCACAGCCCCTCACGTCTGCCATCATAGCCTCTGCCAAGATAAGTGCGTAAGCACCTCTTGTACCAATATCTTTCTCTATGGCGATAACAGTGTTGATTTGCTGACCAGTCAACTCTGTAACTTTAGTACCAGACTCACTTGGAGCACTTGTAGCAGTCGCATGGTTTTGATGGAATCCTTGTAACTGTTGCTTGAATACGTTAGGCTGAATGATAATCTGATACGCACCTACTTCTAATGGGTCAGGGAAGTGATGACTTAGCGTGTAGGTGTTAGCAGCCTCCAATACAAGTGTATGGCCACCTGCTGCGTTGATATCACCTGCTTGTGCTCCTACACTTGCAGCGATACCATATCCTTCGTACTTGATTTTAGTTTCAGTCATCAACGTAAATGCGCCACCGTGTATGTCACTTGGCCCGTAAGTGCTGGTTGGCGTTGAGAACCAAACAAGTGGGTCTTTACCAAAGCCAGTTGTTGTCACTGTTTCAGTCGAAGATGTCCTTACAGCCTCAAGATTACCTAC